ATATTCCTTCACTTAGAAGCGTTGTGCCGTCTGGGTTTATCTCTCCAAAAATAGCAGTATCAACAGCGTCAAGAATATCGTTCACGGTTTTATCTTGGAAGGTTAGTTTCTCTCTATCGGCTTTTCCTTCGGCTCTATTATTGGTAGCTCTATCAAAACCTATCTTCTCCAGTGCTGATATATTAGCAAGCACCTTGCCCTTTATATCCAGTTCTTTTTTGATTGTATCTAAGGAGGCGTTTGTAAGATCTACCTTACTTTTTGTCTTTAGTGCTCTCTCTTTACCAGCCTTCGCCCTATTCAGCGATATTGAATTAGATATGTCAACCTTTGCCTTTAAACCCGCGGAGAATGTTTCAGGTTTCATACCCATATTTGTAAGTGTTTGAGAAACTACAGACTGATATACTGCTCCCCCGTTTGGGGCTGACTGCAAGGCTATAGTATTAGCTATAGAAAAAGCAGTCCCATACATTTCTCCTATTTCGCCGTTTAGTTCTAACTGTTTTAGATCATTCGCTGTATCAATTTCGTTATCTTGTAAGAATTGGTAAGTCATTCTATACGCCTGCCCATTTAACTCTTTTAGGGCTTCTTCATTTTCTTCAAACCACGTTCCTAAACCTTCAACATCTGTAAACCCTCCAGGAGGGAAAGGTATTTTTATCTCAGATTTTACATCCAGTATAGTTTCATTTGTGTTTCCATCTTTAGCAGTCAGCCCATCCCCTGTTGCTACTGTAGCACCTGGTACTATGTCTGCGTCGCCTGGAGCTGGAGCAGTTACGCCTGCCCCTTGCACAACATCGGGTGTAGTTGACCCTGCTCTTTGTACAACATCGGGTGTGGTTGCCCCTACGCTGCTTTGCGAGGTAGAAGGTGCAGCATCATTATTTTCTTTTTTATATCCTAATAAATAGGCTTCAGGGTTTTCTGCAAACTTTGCGTATTCTTCTGGGCTATTGGCAAGTTTTTCTTTTAGGTCTTTAGTCACCCTTCTATCACGTTTTACAGAACCCGTTAGTGATCTTTCGCCGCTAACGCCTAGAATAGTCCCTATTTTTTTTAGGTCTTCTTCTTCTTGAACAGACATGGGAGTAGAATCTATTTTACGTAAACGATCATTTACGTTCGCTGCTAGACTAGCTAAAGCATCCCCTACTGTAGCATTTGCTCTTCTTGTTTCTTGTTCTGCTAATTTGACTCTTTCGCTAGGGGTCAAAGTATCCCAATTTTTATCATTTATACCAAATGGGTGTGCATTCTTCGGGTCTTTTATGTACTCTGGTGTAGCTTCTGCAGATTCTTTGGTTGATACTGAGTCACGTAGCGCTTCGGTTTTAGTAAAGCTAGGTTTTTCGACTGCTAATATAGTTCTAATTGTATCCATTGATGGGCCGCCAGAGTCGCTCTGTACTTCTGCTGGTTCTGTTTGTTCTGCCGCGTCTGCTTCCGGGTCGCTTAAACCTCCAGTAGTGTCAGCATCATTTGGTATAGTGTTTAAAACGTCATTGTCTTCTTTTGTTCTATTTTCTACTGTTTGTTCCCACATAGAAGAAATAGCTCCTAGCATTTCAGTTTTTTCGTCTGGAGTCATGTCAGACTCTGCTATTTTTTTCTGTTCATCAATTAGGTTACGTTTGGCTTCTTCATTATCCGCCACTGCTTTTGTCATCTGCTGGCCTACGTTATTAGCCCTCATGCCTCTTCCCCTTTCCAGGTTAGATATTTTAGCTATTTCAAAATTCAGTGCTGTTCTTAAAGACGCTGCTGGTATGGTTATAGTTTGATCCTCAGGGTTATCAGATGCGCCCCATGTTTTAGGTCGTAATATATTTCTAGATTCCCCTTGGACTAACAGGTTATACCCTGTTACCTTACCATCTACTATCATAGGTTTTATAGATTTAATCTTTCTATCTTCAAGGCCTTTGTCCGTTAGTGTTTTGGTAATTATAGGGTTGTTGTTTACTATACCTAAAGCAACCTTTCCGTGTATAGAATTGCCTTCGGAGTCTGATGAAAACAACTTTGTAAATCCATCTCGCCCCTCAGGATCTTTTGTGGGGTCGTACATTAAATCTGTGGTGGGGTCTATTATCCCATTATTGGCTAAATACGTATTTATTTGAGAAGCATTTTCTTTATTAGCTAAATTAGCGCCTTTATCTATTTGTTGTTGCGCAGCAATTTGTGTGTACGTAGGTGCAGTTACTACTTCTTTGATTCTGCTTAATACTGGGTATTTTTTCTCTGCCATAATTATTTATAAAAAGAACGCCGCTGTTGCTAACGTTGCTCCTAGTCCTACCATGCTGTTACTATAACCGGCTTTTGCGTTTTTGTAAGCTGCTTCTCTCGATGCAGCTAGACTAGAAGCATTTCCTAGTCCACTTAAAGCATTCGCATTAACCCCCTGTCCTACACCTACTAGTTCTCTCAATAACGCGTTATTAATATCTGATTGTTTTTCTCTTGCGTTATTCACATTGTCCGTATATGCCAAAGCACCCCCTCTTTGGGTTGCTCTATCTTGTTCTGATTTTTGAGCGTTAGTAAGCCCCGCGCCCCCGTATCTCTCTCTATTTCTTTTTTGAATGTCCTTAGAAATTTGGTTCTGGCGATCCGTATCTTTTCTAGATTGATCTATTATAGAAGTGTCTTTAGTTTTTGCTATTAAATTTGTTTCAAACTCATCAAAGTTTTTTATGTAGTCTTCGTATTGTTCCCTAGTCAAATTAGCAAAAGCAGCTTCTGGATCTTTTACGTCAGGTAAATGAGAAACAGAAAACCTATCTGTTTGTCTTCTTCCATCTAATGTGTCTCTTACGCCATCTGCTAAAGTTCCCATAATTAACCTATTTTAAACATGTCAGGGCTGATTGTAAAATCCGTACCCGCGGAAGAAGGTGTGACACTAGACGTACCTAGGCTACCACTTTTTGGGGTTTGTCCTGCTTTTTTTGCATATCCCGCGCCTATTGTTCCAACTGCGCCTCTTAAAGCATTACCTCTAGACAACTTGGCTTGAGCAAATTGTAAGTTTTTACCAGATTCTATTTTAGCAGCATTGGCTAAACCTTGAGTAGCAGTCATTTCTATTTGATTAGCGCTTTTTAACACATTAAGCTGTTCCTGCGCTTGGTTTGTTGCGCCTTGGGTATCAGCTAGTAGCATTTGTTGTCCTGATGCAGAAGCTCTTTCAGCGGTGGTATCTACAGCCCCAATTGACACTATACTTGTATTTTCATTCCCGGTAAGGGCTTGCATAGAATCTGCTGCTGCTTTATCCCTAAAGTAATCTCTTTGTTTTACATTAGTAGTTCTATCTCGCTCTTCAGTTATTACGTCCGCGTATTTCTCTTTGTACCTAGCGTACTGTGCTGTGGCTACTTGTGCGCTAGCTGTCTCTGATGCTCCAGCTTGTGTTTTTTTTGGCTTACTTCCCATTAAACTTCCTTTATATAAACTCTAGTACTTAAATCCCACCCATTTTTTAAGTAGTAGGGTTCTAGTTCTTTAACTATAGACCTCTGTTCTAGGTACCTACACCCCGCTTCTTTAGCTAGGTTAGAAAACCATTCTTTATGGGTTACCCACCTATGGTCACCTTTAATATAAGTATACCCTAACCATATAAGCAATGTCCTATCTTTTGTGAACTCATCTACTTGCACCACAAACACTATAAACCCTACGCTAGAAGTATAAAGAAAAGCTTTTTCATTAACGCAGTCACTATACACATCTTCCGGTCTAAAAGTTAACCCGGGATCGTCTTCTAATATATGTTTTATTCCATGTTTTATAGTGTCCCAACAATCACGAATGTCTGTTAGTTGGGGGGGTATAAAACTACTATCATCGCTAATAATCGATTTCTGATCCATAACGTTTATACCTCTTCCTGGATGAGCCGCCTACGCCTTTGTACTTTACTAATCTACGCACGCCCAAATCACCGCCTCGCGCTTTTAGTTCTGCTTGTCTAACTTCTTCATTAAATAAAGCAAAGTACTCGTTTGCTGCTCTCGTATCACTCCATTCTCTTTGGGGTATACGAAGCAATCTGTACAAAGCTCCATAAATAATTCCGTCCCTATATGTATTAGAAAAAGTTGTATCTATATTACTAGTAGTTCTTGTTGGTTTTAAGGCCACGCTAGCAAGCACACCGTTGCTTAAGGTAGAACCTGGTACTGGTACTAACCAAAATGTACTAGGTGTTTTTTGTAGATATACATTAGGCCTTCCTGTTCTATCTCTCCAATCCGGGTAGTTTAATTCTAGACTACGCGGGCTAATGGGATCCATGTCGTTGCCATCAAATGTGATCCATAATATTTGATGTACTTCCGTACCTGTTGGTGCATCAAAGTCATATTCATATACGCCTGATACTGTAGTTATGGGATCTAAATCAAATATGTACGCTTTAGAACGTTCTGCAAACTCTATTGTTGCTGAGCGTATATGGTTTTCTACTAAAGTATCTGGGCATCCCGCTACATATGGTAGTACTTCTTTTACTAAAGAATCAAAACTAGCCATAGCTAGCCTCCTATACTAGGAGCCCCCGCCATAGGCGCAGCTCCGTTAGGGTTATTTGGGCTTAGTAAAGTTTGTGCTTGGCTACCTTGCCCTATACTTTGTGCAAATAGTTGGTAATGTGTAGCAGCTCTTTGTCCATTGCCGGCGTACTCTGCATCTTTCATGTAACATTTAAATAAAACAAAATCTATAATGGCATTACCAAATATATCATCCACTGATATGACGGCACTAGTGTTTGCTAAATTTGCTGGTGAGGCTGAGAAAACTATTTCTACAAATGAGTTACCCGCAACTCCAGGGTATACGTAATATTTTCTAGGGTCATCCTCATCAAACACATAATGTTTTGGTACTGTCCCGTGCGCAGCATCCCCGCTTACAGAAGGGTTATGCCATTCTGGTTCTTGAGAGTTTAAGATGTCTACATCTACTATTCTAATTGCTCGTTTACCAGTAGCCCCAGTACTAGCGGCACTCATTCCCCTTACAACTTTAATTAATCGCAATCCGCCCGAAGGAAGAGTTTGCTCCGTGCCTGTAATAAGTTGTACGTTTTGATGAGTTGAGGAAGCTTCGGGTCTGAAGTTTACAATTTCTCTTTGTGAATCGTTTAAGTACCTAAGCAATTCTGCTTCCGGCCACCTAACACTTGTTGTGTCTTGTAGAGTATCTTGAACCCTAGAAATGATATTCGCGCCCGTTAATGTTCCCATTAGTTACCCTGTTTAAATGTCTTGTACAGCTATTATTTCTTCAATTAAGTCTGCTTTCTTTTTTCGTCTATCGAGTTCAATGCCCAATGTACGACCGTGTCCTTCTAGTTGTTCTTTAGTCATATCTTCTAAAAC